GGGGTGTCCTCTGCCTCAGAAGCCGGCCCCTTTCCTGCTACGGCCTCCAAGTCCTTCGTGGTCTCCATCCCCTCCAGGTGGGCCTGGAGCTCGGCGGCGGAGAAGCCGGTATTGGCAAGGTCGTACCCGGTGGCCCGCAGCTCAGACAACTCCTCGGCCAGGACGTCGTTGTCCCACATCGTTTCCTGATTGGCGCGGTTATCCATCAGGCGGTAGGCATCCACCTTGTCCTGCGGGACACCGCGCATGACGTGCACGGGGACAGACTTCAGCCCCAGCTTCAAAGCTGCCTTGAGACGGGTGTGCCCCACCACGATGACGCCCTGCTCGTCAACCACGATGGGCTGGCGCCAGCCAAACTCCCGCAGGCTCTTGGCCACGAGGTCGACGGCGCTCTCGGGGATCACGCGGGCGTTCTTCGGATACGGGACCGGCTTGTCGACGGGCCACGTCTCGACCAGCAGGGTCGACTTGGGCTTGGGCTTGTCAGCCGGTGGGGGAGCTGTTGGTTTCACGGTCTTCGCCACGTTGACCTCCCGACGGGTAGGCGTCGGCGATCAGCATGGCTACCGTTTGATTTCAGGCAACAGTCAACCCCAGTTGCGCGGCCACCAGCCTCTTGACAGAGGCGACGTCTCCAGACGCGTCGAGGCGCACCGCCATACCGGACGCGGCCAGGGAATCGTAGGCGCGTTCCACGTCGAGGTGGAACTGATCACCGCGGCTCTCGAACCGATCCTTGCCGCCTCCGGGCCGGGCCAGCATGCGCGCCTTCCGGGCCTCCCACGGGCACGCCAGGTAGAGGATCTTCTCCACGCACGCTGTCTCGGGGAGGAACAGCTGGTTGAGGATCTTGAGATGCGCCATGGGCATACCCTTGGCCATCCGGTGGGCGTAGTTCGACAGGTAAGTGCGGTCCAGGACGACGTTGGATCCGTTGGCCGCATACTTCATCGCCTGCTTGAGGTTGTCGGCATGGCACACCTCGAACGCGAGGGCCAGCTGCCGGTCGTCCATGTCGAGGTCGGTCTTGTGGAGGAGGATCTCGCGCATCTGCAACGACAGCGGGGACGACCCTGGGTCGTGCAGCTCGATGAACCCGTGCTCCTCGTTCAGCCACTTGGCGATGGTGCCCTTGCCGCACCCTTCTCCACCTTCGAGAGCGATGATCATCAGAGTTCCTTTTTGCTTTGAGCGGCAGCCGCGGCGGCTGCCCCGGCGCACAGCAGTTGGTACGAATGGAGCGCCTGTTCCGGGTCCTGGATGTCGTAGGCGCCGCACACCTCGTAGTGCTTGCCCATGCGGTCCTGCACGTGGTGCCGGCCGCGGACGCAGTACAGGTGAACTCCGGCGAACTCCATGAAGTGCGCCACTCCCTCCATATCCATGAACACCACGTACGGGTTCAGCGGGGGGTGGACGTTGACGACGGGAGCTTGGGGAGGAGCGACGGGCTCGGGAGGAGAGTTACGGGCGCGGGGTGGCATGCTGTCCCTCGAACTCCCGGATGAGTTGCTCTGCTTGTTGCAGAGATTGCCGCATTACGGCGACGCCGCACGCGCAGCAATAGGTCCGGGTAGTGGGGAAAGGGTAAGCGTCGACGGAGTTAATCAAACGGTAGACACCGTCGGGAACCTGACCGCAACCCTCACACCCTTTCTTCATGCGCGGAGTTATGAGCTCAGCCTTCCATCCAGCGGGAAGCTTCACCTTCGTGCGACGTGCCATCTAACCACCTGCTATGTGATTGGTCTCGATGAGATCGGCCACTTCGTGGCGGACGAACAGAACATGGGCGACTATATCCCCGGGCCGATAGGTAGCCAGGGCAACCCCATTGCTGATGAGCGGGATATAGAGCTCACTGCGTGTAGAACTGTCGATGATGTTGCGACCGCAGGGGATGAGGACGCCACAACGCGGGACCGGGAACAACAACCCGACAACACAGTGCGGCAGATCGAACGCCAGGCCGGTGGGTACGTTGGTGGGCACCAGGTCTCCCGGGACCACGGTGTACTCGATGTGCTCTCCGACGGCGCGGAGCTCGTAAACGGACGAATGCGGGGTCGCCTTGGTGGGGGTAGACGCGGTAGGGAGGAGCTTGGTGAAGCGGAGGGTGAACGGCATGTCGGTCATTATCGCCTCCGATCTTCCAGCACAACTATGCGCATCCCGTGGTGCGGTGCAGCCATCAGCGCTATCTGATCGAACTGCCCGGAAGTGAAGACGAGACGCACGGTTACGTCAGACGTGCCTTCCTGCGCCATATCGACACCTACGACCCGCCCCTCGGCTATGGGGATGAGGCCGCCCATCTTGGCCGCCACGGCATCGCGCTGCTTACGGTACTGGGCCATAGGGTCGCCCTCTATGACGACCTGCTTGCCTAGGGCAGCTATGAGACCGCCAGGCTCCTGAACCGGCGGTTCACGGTCCGGAGAGTTGACCCACTCGCCCCCGATCTTGACCTTCTTGCATATGTCGCACTGCAAGGGGTTGGAATAGTTGACTCGGGAATGCTCGCACTCGGTCACGGAAAGCACCTCGCTATGAATCCGAATATGAGGTACATAACCCCGAGCACGTCGAGGATGAGCGCGATGGCCAAGGTGGAGTCGGGCCACGGGATGTACCCGCCTTCCGTCTTTCCGAACAGTCCGAGGATGAGGCCCACTATGCAGGTCCCCACCCCGAGCCACCACCAAGCGAAGGTGAGGGTGATCGTCACGGCTTACCCTTCGGTGGAGCTTCTGCGATCACCCTGGGGTGCCCGACGGGCTCAACCCAGTACCCGCGCTCGTTCTGCACCAGCCCAGCCTTGACCGCCTCGATGGCAATCTTGGCCTGGGCCTCGTTGTACGACTGGTTGCCAGCGTAGACGAAGTACACGATGGCGGCCACGATCAGCGCGAGGGCGAGGGGGCCGAACACGGCGAAGAGGGGGTAGGTGGCGTCATCGGTGCTGCTCATTCGAGGTCCTTCATAGGATGGGCTTCGGGGGTGATGCTGAGGAGATACTCGAACTCGGCGCTATCCTCAGCGATACCGAGGATGGTGGCCGCATGCTTGGCGCGGGCGAGCCTAGGGCTCTTGCGATACTCATACCCGCAAGAGCAAGGGGTGTCCCAGCACTTCGGGCAATCGGACAAGCTCATGCGAGCCTCGTTCCCTTCCAGCCACACTTGCATGCGACCCGCGTCTGAGGCGGGTAGGAGGTCAGCACCATGTTGGGCTCGAAGTCATACAGCTCGTCCCCGCAAGCCGGGCAGGCGATCCCGGTCTTACCAGAACTCTTCTGCTCGTGGCGCCTACGGGCCTCGGCATCGGCTTGCTCCAGCGACTTGAGCTCGCTCACGGCGCGAACTCCACCAGCCGGGTGACCTTGCACTGCGAGGCGCGGTACATCACAACACCCTCCGTTGATGCCGGAGAACGCGGGCCATGTGTGCAAGCCAGTCCTCGAAACGGCGATCGGATTTCATGTGGTTGCACGCTGAACAACACGACACCGTATTGGTAGGGGTATACCCGACCTTGTTGTTGAACCGGTCCAACCCGGAAGCGTAAAACACCGGTCGCATACTGTATTTCGCAGGTGCCTTCACTTCCATGGAGGGGGTTTGCCCGCAGTACACGCAAGGAGACTCGAATAGCTTCGCGCACTGCTCAACGGTCAGCTTGAACACACGCCGCATCTTGCGGGCAGATTTCTTGTACCTGCGATAGAGGTCCATAACAGCAGACGGGTAGAACGCACCTTTGGCTTTAGCGGTAACCACCGAAAGCTCCGCGGCCCTCTTACGCCGAAGGCACCCACAGGATTTCGTGCTTCCGTTACGGATGGCCCCCTGGGACTTGGTGGTCATGTTGCCGCAGTCACACCGACACCGGTACCAGCGACCGCCAGTACGCCGGCCCTCAGGTCGAGGTACATGCTCCACGATCGTGAGCAGGCCAAACCGCATTCCCGGGAGATAGGGCCTCACTTGGCACCGAACTCGATCAAGCGGGTGATCTTGGCCTGCGACGCGCGATAAACGATGACCTCATCGTTCTGGACGCCACTCTTGCCGGAACGCGCCCACACGGAGTCATAGCCGGTGGGGGCTGCCTTCCAGGACCCGGGCCCGCTCGGCGTGAAATCCCGACCGGTGGCGACGGTATTGAGGAGCATGTAACACGTCGCGTCCCTGCCGCCACCTCCCCAGTACCCGTACGAGTAGTTGAGGGCCTTGGAGGAGGAAGGGGCGAAATACACGCCGTCGCCAAACATGCGACCGGCGTCCGCCCACGGGGGTATGATGAGCCCCCGAGCAAAGATGCTGAGGAGATTACCCACACGAGTCCCGTGCCACAGCTCGTGCTGCGGCGTGATCATGGCGCCATCCGCAGCGAACGCCTCATCCATGTGGGAGATGCTCAGCTGCCACGCGCGCTTGGGTACGAGACCAGCCTGGACGGCCGCGTGCATACCCTGCGCGGTAGAATGGAACTTGGCCGTGATGCGCTTCAGCTCGGTGGCGTCGGTGGGGGTCATGGTGACCGACCAGACCTTCTTGGCCTCGACCTTCGGTTCGTCAGCCTTGGCTGCTGGCTTGGCCAGCATGTCCAAGGAACCGAGGAGGGCATCGAGGATCTGCTCCTGCTTGTCCACCGCGGCCTTGTCGGGAAACACGTTCCGGAAAGTGGGCCTGTTGCGGCCGATGTCGGTCGGGATCCGCATCATGTAGTCGCACGCGACCTGGTCCTGGTCCTTCGTGCCGGGGAGGGAGACCAGCTTCTTGATCTGCCCGAGGAGCACCCGGGCCTCGTCCACCACCTTCCGGGTGACGATGATGCCGCCATCGGTCTTGAACAGACCGGTGGCAGTATCCAGCTTCAGCGTGGTACCGGTAGTGATCTCTCGGGTGTTCTTGTCCACCAACATGCCGACGAACTTGGCGAGGTCCTTGTCCCCGCCGGCGATCTCGTCGATGGCCTTCTGCCGCACATCCGCCTTGGCGACGGCGGGGCCGTTCACGGTACCACTGCCGACATCCGCGGCGACCTCGACCTGCTTGTACCCATTACGAAGCGCCTCCGCCATCTTGGACTGCATCTTGGATTCAGAGACGGTATGCGTTACCCCAGGGGTACCAACCCGCCCATACGTATGATCCCACTGCCCATCCGGGCGGCGGGTCCACTTGTGCATCTTGTTGCTGTTGCCGTGCTTGCTCGTACTGGATTCCCCAGTGGTAGCACACACAAGATATATGACGTCGGTCATGGGAGCCTCCGAAAACGGTAACCCCGGTAAGGGATGTTTTTGCGCAATGCGCGGTATACGGCAGCCTTGTCAAAACCAGCTGCCCGAATGTATTGGTACAGCGACGGTACTGTGTTGAGAATCATATCGGGGGTAACGACCTCGAACCGCTGCTGCCTGGAAACCATCCCTACGCGAGGCTTACGCTCCACGACATGCGTAGACAAAAGGTAAAGAGAACGCCGGGCAGCCCACGACTCCTCGGAGTCACCCACCCGTCGGGACTCCCATCCGTGGCACGAACGCTTGCGCCCTGCTGCCACGTTGAACAGCCCACTCGAAGGAACGCCAATGGAGTGCGCAAACGCAACCAAGTTCTTGATGACCCTCCAGCGCAGCGCCCCTACTTTACGAACGCGAAAAGACTTAGATGCCCAAGTACGATCACGGCGGTCGGGAAGCGCCACGTTCATCCCACATTTAGGGTCACGAGCACGGAGTTTGGTCATCCAATACTCCTCACGATCGTGAAGCTCCGACGGCGCACATTCCTCAAGAATGCCTGCGACGAATGACGCCTCACCGTACTTCTGATACGACCGTTGAAAAATGACGCTGTGGTGACACCCGCGTCAAAGATCTGAACGGTGCTGCCCAACGCGCTTCCACAAATAAAAGGAGCTACCAACGTACCACCGCCCACTCGTAACACACTGAACACCGTAGACGCCGCACACCTTGTAAGAACGCGTTGGAAGTACCGAAGAAAAGGGAAGCATGCTGCCACCATATTCCCAGGGAACCTAGTAGCAATGGCGACAGCATGCCTCATGGCGTCTCACTGCTCCCGGCCGTTGACGGACACGCCGGCGTCGGCGACGAACACGTAGATGTGGAACACGGCCTCGGAACCGTCAGCCGCGTCCGCGAGAACGGTGTCGACGAAGAGGCAGCCGGGAGGCACCTCGCCGCCGGTGGGGACGGAGTAGAAGGTCACGCCGACCTTGATCTCGTCGGGGTCGACCTCGGCCCACATGCAGACGTTCTGGCTGTAGTCCTCGCCGGTGGGGTCGAGGGGACGGACGCTGGTGATGGCAGCGTTGATGTCCAGATCGGGGCGGGCGAAGGGCGCGAAGCGCTCCACCACGCGGGCGCGGACATCGGTCTCGTTGGCACCAGCCACGGTCAGGCGGACGTCCTGAGGACCGGCGAGGCGCACCTCGTGGATCTGGGGAGTCTGCGGGGCCGGCGCGAGGCTCTGACGCACGCTGAGGATGGTGGCCCCACGGGGGAGCTCGATGGTGAACTGACGCCGCTTGGGTATGCGGTACTTGAAGATGGTTCGGCTCATGGCCTCTCCTTGGGTTGTCCCGGATCATCAGCGGCCGGGGTCCCCCGGTCAAAGGTTCCACAGAACCCTAAGCGCTGAGGACAGCTTGCGGGAGCTCTTTGGCTGCACGCAGCATGTCGTGCTCGCGCTGATACATGAGGATCCCGCGAGCCAGGTCTACCCGGACCCCGTCGCTACCGGCCTCCCGGATCTTGCGCGCCAGATCGGACTGATCCCTGATGTAGGTCTTGGGCGGGATCCAGATGGAGAACTCCTTCTGATGCGGGCGGAGCGTGTTCCACAGAGGGATGATGGGGGAGTCGTGGTCGATCCCACGCACCAACATCTCCTGGACGCAGAGGTAATGCATCCAGGCTACGAATCCGCCGTGGCGGTTGTACCGCGCCATCCCGCCCAACGCCCGCAAGTTGACCATGCCTGCCATCAGCAGGTGAGAAGTCCGATGCTGGTTCGTCAGCAAAGGGGTGGGCAGGGCGGCGGGGTGGATATGGAACAGGCGCATATCACCTCTGCGGGAGCCGGGACAGCCTATCGAGGACGAAGTTCTGCGTGGTCTCCAGACCGTGGTACAGCGGAACCTGGTGCCGATAGCAGGTCACCCTGACGTTCTCGTACCGATAGAACGCCTCCTCGCAGCCTACGATGAGCTTCCCGGAACGCGCATGGAGACCGAGCTCCATGAGGGCGATGGGGGCTTTGGCGGTGCCGGGGATCCACAGCATGATGAGGTCCACAGCGTCCAGCATCTCGAGCTCCCAGTTGATCTGGTCCATCATCCGGGGATCGCACTTCGTCTGGTTCCACGTGGCGTCCCAGTCGGGGCGCCTCGGGTTGAACACGGTGCCGTAGAAACCGGCGAGGGCCTTCACCGCCTTCGACTGCCAGTCTTCGGCAGCGCCCATATCGATGGCGCCGGCGAGGAACAGCCAGGGACGTTCAGCGTGGGTGGGGCGTTCGGGGGGAGTGACAAGTCTCATAGACGCGATCCTGCGGTCCAATCGGGCCGCGTGCTTTTGGTCCAGGTGGGTTCCCGCTTCATAGAGGACAGCCTGTCGACGATGCGGGGGCGGAGAACATGGACGGCCAACGCCAGCCACGCCTGCGACGGGTAGTGGGAGAATCGGCTCGTGAAGTCTTTGTACTGAAGGGGTGGCATGAGTGGATCGAAGCCCCTGCGCCGCATCTCTGCGATCAGCTGGTGGTGCCGACCCACCAGGTAGGCGCCGTACCTGACAACGGACTTCATGTGCCCGGTGTTGAGGCAGAAATCCACATCGGGGACGTCCTTCACGGTACGAGCGAACTTCACCATGCGGGGAAGCTCCCGGTACTCAGCGAGGAGGTGCTGGTCGCAAAGCTCCTCGACGGGGATACCTGCGTTGATGCGCGTCATGCCGGCACCCCCGCCTGTTCCTGAACCGGCGTTTCACGCTGGGAGAACAGGGCCTCGACGAACCCCCTGCGGTCTGTGGAATCGGCGAACCTGTGGAGCATGAGGAGCTTCATCTTGGCCCCCCGTTTCTTCTCCCCCACATCGTTCGCGGTCAGCTGGAGGTCCTGGCGGAGCAGATCAACGCTCACGATCTCGCTGGGCTCGACGAACCGGCATGCCCCTGAGGTGATGAACCTCATGTGGTGGTCGGTCTCGCCGTCGGGCGGCTCATAGTGGACGGCATTCTTACTGATGCGGGCGCCCCGGATGGTGCGAACCACGGACTCGGCCACCCGCTTGTTGATGATGGGCAGCTCGTAGGCGAACCCGACACCGGCGGACCGGATATGCCCCGTGTACTCCAGGTACGCCAACGCGGCATCGATCTGCCCCTGCATCCTCTCGGACACTCCGGACGCCCGGGCCAGAATAGCGGTGGGCACCCGGACGGGCTGCCTCTCCGCGGCCGTCAGGAACGCCCACAACCGCTGGTAGACGTAGAACTCGGGGTTGGAGCACTCGATGAAGAAGTTGTGCGTCTTCTCGGCGTCCTTCCCGATGTTCAACCAGGCGGTCGCGGGCAACCCGTCGCGGGAGGCGCGCCCGGTCTCCTGGAGGTAGTTGAACAGGCTCGACGGCATGTGCCAGTGGGCGATCAACCGGATGTCGGGCTTGTCCACGCCCATGCCGAACGCGTTCGTGGCCACCACGCACCGGATGGCTCCCGCCATGAACCGGTTCTGCACCTGCGTTCGGATGAGCGGGTTCATGCCGGCGTGATAGTGGGCCACATCGAGACCAGCGTCCCTCAACCGCTGGGCCAGCTCCTCGGCGGTCCTGCGGGAGGACACGTACACGATCTGCGACCCGGGCTGGGCCTGCGCAGCGGCCAACCGGTCCACCAGCTCGCTGAACCCGGCCTCCTTGCGGACGATGTAGTCGATGTTCGTGCGCCACGGGGAGGTGACGATGCGCTTCGGATCCCGGAGCCCCATCATCGCTCGGATGCCCGTCTCCACCTCGTCGTCGGCGGTGGCGGTGCAGGCGAACCTCACGGCCTCGGGGTGCTGGTCCACGAATCCACGGAGGTGGGCGTACGACGACCGGAAGTCCTTCCCCCAGGTCACGGCCACGTGGGCTTCGTCGAGCGCGATCATGCCTAGGCGCACCCCACGCAGCGCCTTCTGGAACCCCGGCGTGGCCAGCTTCTCAGGACTAACGTATATGAGATCCTGGTCTTTTAGGGTGTCCCACGGGGCGTGCTCAGAACGCGGTATATCCGAGGATAGCCTGACAGCTCGGACCCCTATTGCACGCATCTTGCTGACCTGGTCGGCCATCAAACTGATGAGGGGAGATATGACTACGACGGGGTTAGGAAAGACCAATGCGGGGATCTGGAATATGAGACTCTTGCCACCGCCAGTCGCGGTCACTGCGAACAAATCCTGTTTGGCGAATACCGCCGATAAGCACTCATGCTGAAATGGGCGAAATGCGTCGAATCCGAAAACCTCTTTCAGCGCTAACAATGCGTTAGCCATACGAAGATGTGCCTTATCCATGGGCACACCTTATCACCTCGGACCTTGAGGCCACGGCTTCAGCGAACCGGAGGAAGTCCTCCACGGACAGCGCGTTCTTGAAAAGGTTGACTGCGTTGCAACAGAGCACAACGTTGCCAGGAACATACCCATCCCCGCACCGAACGCGATCCACGGACATGGCGTACGCCGCCCCTATCCTGTGGGAAGTAACTCGAGAAGAAGGAGCCAACACCATGGGCAAGCCACTATACGCGCAGAGCCCCTTCTGAGTCTCCCAAAGACCCCGAAGGTGTGCGGCATCGATAGCGAACGGCGTCCCCTTATTTACGGAACGAGCGCGCAACATAGCGATGCGCGTCTCGAACACCCGACTCTGCCTACGCGCCCACCGGCAATCGGTGCAAATGAGCTGAGTCTGCCCCTTAACAAAGAAATGCGCGAACTTCATCTTGGCGCAACGCACACATTTAAGCTTACCACCTCCGGCTGCAGCACCCTCAAGGGCGCGGGTAACCCTAGCTATGGTGCGCGCATTAGAGGCGCGAACACATGCCTTGCATCTATAATACGGGTAACCGCGCGTGACCCGCAGGTTCATTGATGCTGTGGGGAATACGTCGCCGCAGGTGGAGCATGGGTGCATGGGTGCATGGCAAGATAGATAAGGGAGAGCGCGCGCTGTCAAACTATCATTTGCGGAAGTCGTCCACGAACGCTTTGACGGACTTGCCGATGTCCTCAGCGGGCTTGCCGACCGCTTCCATCCCCTTCATGAGCGCGGTCAGCCCTGTCATGAACCGGGTGGCCTCCTGCGCCTCGGGGTCCACCGAGGTCGGGGGCTTCCCGTACTCGGAGCAGTTGGGGGACTTGCCGGTCCACCCGCCCTCGGTCAGCGCGTCCAGCACCACCTTCTGCGCGGCGGCGCGCATGGCGTGGTACGACGGCTCCGCGGGGTTGATGGAGGAGAGGATGTCGACGGCGAGGTAGACCTGGGATGTAGTGGGCATGCCCACATCATAGGCGGGTTCCCCAGAACCGGTCAACCCTCCAGCTGCTCCAGGATCCCCTGCCAAGCGGGCGGGGCCTTGGGCGGGCGCTGGCGGGCCCACAGCCGGACCCCCTCTATGAACTGGGTCACGGCGGGCTGGTCGGAGGCGGACAGCTCCAGGACGGCCATGATGTCCGTCGCCTTCAGCTTCACGGGCCCGGAGGGCGGGGGCGGGGCATCGTCGTCCACCTCGATGGGCGCCTCGTCCAGCAGCTCGGCCCACTGCGCCTCGGAGAACGGGATGACCACCAGGGCAGCGTCCCCGCCCTGCGCCTTGGCGTCCTGCATGATGGCGGCGAGGGCGTCCTGGTCGTGAGACCCCTTCAGCTCGTTCAGCGCCACCATGTGGATGTTGGCCATGTAGTCGGGCGTGTCCCCTATGTCGACGACGGGGACCTCGTCCATCCCGAGCTCCTGCGCAGCGCGCCAACGGTGCTCGCCGCCTACGATCTCGAGCTGCCCGTCGGAGAGCCTCCGGGCCACGATGGGTTCAGTGAAACCATGCTGCCGGATGCTCTCTTTCAGCGCATCGCGGACTGCCTTGGACTGCCGGTTGGGGTTGCGGGGGTTGGGTTGGAGATCCTCGACCCGGACGTGGAGATACTTTCCGCGGATCGCGGGCGGGGCAGACTTGGCCTTGGCCATCAGGCGCTTCCTCTGACGTAGAGCTCCTCGATTTCAGGAGCCTCCATGGTGTCGTTGAACGGGTAGTCCCGGGCCAGCGTCCACGCGGACCTCTCGGGAGCATGCTGCAACCAAACCTTCGCCAATCCGAAATCCTCGCCGGTGAGCACCAGGTACCGCCCCTGCTCGGCCTTCAACTTAGAGAGGTGCTCCATGACGCCGCTGCCGGGCCAACAGTGCACGCTCACCGAAGAATACCGATCGTCGCAGTTCGGCGGTCGGTCGAAGTCGTCTGCGTCGATGACGCGCAGGACGGCATCGTAGGCCATGGCGGAATCCCTCAGAGGCACCAGAGGGCGCACGCATACGTGCACCTTCCACCCGATGGCCGACAGCGCCCTGTACAGGGAGACCAGATCCTCGGCGGGCCTGGTGAGCAGCGTGCGCTCCAGGACCATGAGGATGAACAAGTCTCCCGGCATGGCCGGGGAAACGACCTCGTCGGGCTCGACACCGAGCCCGTACGGGTTGAATACCCCGATCATCGCAGGCTTGCCGACCAAATGGCCGTGCTCCCCGAAGCCGAATCTGACACCTGTCAGCATGGCCATATATTACCAGGTTCGACCGGAACCGGTCAAATCCGAGCTTCTGATACGCCCTGGCGGTCGGCCTCGGCGGGACGCGAGGGGACCTTCACGATCTCCTGGCGGCCATCCTGGTGCGTCCTCACGGCGGCATTGCGGTCTTCGACGAGGAGTCCCGGGCGGGCCTTCGGAGTCTGAACCGGCGGTTCATTGTTCTGCATGACGTGCTTCCTTCTTGAGTTTGGCCCGCTTGCGGCGTTCCGCGTTACGGGCGCTGATGGCGGCAGACGGGTTCATCTCCCTATGCAACTCCAATATACGTTCCCTTTCGGCCCGGACATACTGCTTCCAAGGGAGGGCGGGTATGCAGGTATCGTCGAACAGCCGGGACATCGCCCGGGTGGTACGGAAGCACACCACGTTCCTCTGGACGATCTGGCCGTCCTTCACCTTCAAGGCTGCGGCCATGTCTCGGTTCTTCAGAGCCACTTTCTTGCTGAGATGGGCGGTGCGGAGGATGGTATTGCGGCGCTCGGGCAGCAGGAACCCCATGTATGGGATGCCCACGACCTTGCCGGACATGACAAAGTTCTGCGACACACGCCCAAAGGCGTGCAGGGCGCGCTCGCAGATCTCGAGCGACAGCCCTGTTTCCCGAGCCATGGCGATGACGACCTCGATGGACAGGATGTAGATGCCCGACACGTGACTGCCACCAGGGGCCCCGTACTTCTCAGCCCCGAGCCTCCCAGTCCCCATGCGCGAGACCAACCCATCGGTACCAGGGATGGTCCTGCGCATCGGGTCCAGCTGCACGGATGTCGCCATCTCAATCCTCCTGTTTGCCGCCGGCTTCCTTGACCGCTTCGGCCAGCATCTCCTGGACGTCGGCTTCGGTCAGCATGTCGGAGAGCCTGCCGGACTTGAACAGCTCGTTATCGCGGTCAGGCAGCATGGACGCGCACGGGCTGATGTCGGGGAGGCGATCCTCCTCGTCGAACAGCCGGCGGGCCCGGTTGATGGACTCACGCAGCTTCCGGCTCCGGCGGATAGCCTCGGCCAGCTGGTCCTTCTCTCCGCTGGTCAGCTCAGCGTCGATGGCACCGCGGGTGTGGAGCTTGCGCGCCTCCCTCACGCTGGCGGCGGCCTGCTTGGCGGCCATCCGGTCCAGGGAGTCGGCCTGGTTGGCGTTGGTACCAAACCGCATGTGATCCAGCTGCTCGGGCTCCATCTCGCTCTGGATGACCTCGTCCAGCATCTCCTCGGGCACCTGACAGATCTCGCGGAGCACATACTCGGTCCACACCGCAATGTTCACGGCCGGGTTGTTGTTCCCCAGCTCCAACATGGCCAGCGCCACCTGCTGGCGCATCTGCTCGACCTCGAGGCGCTCGAGCTCCTCGAGGTAGCTGATGGGCGCCATCTGGATCTTGAAGTCCTGGCCGGGGGCACGCCAATCCAGCTGGCTGACGAGCCCGTCATTGGGCTGGATCACACCTTCGCCGGGGGACATCATCAGCATGAGGTTCAGCTCGCAGAGATAGCGGTAGCCGGCCTTCACAGCCCTCTGCACGCGGCGGACGCCGCGGGCGTACCTGACGTCCTGGTTCACCAGGCTCGCCTTCATGTTCACCGGCATGCCGGAGGTGAAGTCGATCCCGAAGAACGCCTTGGGGACGCGGACAGCCGCGTAGAACTTGTCGAGCACCAGGTGGATCGGGGCGATGTCCACGGCATTCGCGCTGCCCGACAGCTTCTCGATGCGCGTCTGCGAATCGGGGCGCATCGGGAGGACCATGTCCTCCAACGGGGTGCGGGCGTCATACGTCTGGCCGAGATACCCGCGCTGCGTGGTACCCCCCGGGTCGATGATCATGGTCCTGCGGAGCTTCTGCCTGAACCGGCGGGCCACGTCGGTCGACTCGACGTCGCTGGCCGTGCCGATGTCCAGGAGCACGAGGTTGCGATCCGGGTGCTTGTTCACCTGGTAGCCGAGCATCCAGTCCTCGAGGATGATCAGCTGCTTCCAGGGCCGGATGGCGTTGTGCAGGATCGAGGTCCCGTACGGGTACCGGCGGTCCTTGCCGCGGAGGCGGAAGTGACAGAAGTCCCAGGGGTAGCTGGTGTCCGAGTTGTCGTTGCGGAAGCGCTTCCCGATCTGGACATACCCCAGGAGGCGGGCTTCCTTGTCCTCCTTGCGGGTGACGTTGATGGGAGGCACCGACAGCATCCGGCGGACGCCGCCCTGGGGGCCGCTGCGGTAGACCAGACGCTCGAAGTCGTCGCCGAACTTGGCGATGTCGCGGGTCAGGGCGACGATCTCCTCCTCGGTCTGCAAGCGCAGGAACATGTCCTCGCACGCCTGCGTTATGGCATCCGTGCCCTCGACCCAGATGGTGCGCCCGGTGTCGGGGTCGTGCTGGGTGGCGTCCTCGGCGTACAGGTCCAACACCGAGCCAGCGACGTCGGTCATATCCATCTTCTCGAACAGCACATACAGCTCTTTGCGCGTGCGCGGTTCACTGAAGAACGAGGACAGGGCCGCGCCCACCGTGCCGTGCAACCAGCCGTCGGCCAACCCCTGATACAGGTTGTGCTCGGTGGGGTCGAACTGGCGCGACTTGGGCGGCGGGAGAGGCCCTCCCTGGCCGCGGACGATCATGTCCGCGGAGGACCAACGCATGAGGTTGGCTACCCAACCGAAGGGACCTGGTTCAGCGGGCATGGGGAGCTCCTATGAAACGGCGGTTCACGAGCGTACCTCTTTCTCGAGGTCAGACCATAGCATGGTCCCGCCCGGAATCGCCACCCTCGTGGCCACGTTATCCTGGCCTGGCGGGAACACCCGCACCACGCCCGTCACCGCCTGGCGCTTGTCGACAAGCGCATTGAACAACGCACCGGCGACCGAGTCACTGACGTCCTTCGACCCGGGCTTCCCCGTTGCCGCAGACACCCGGGGATGGTCGACCTTCCCCTTCTCCAGGTCGCGCTCCAGCTCGCACACCTCCCGCACGAACTCGGGGTAGTGGTACAGCTGGATGCGCTCCTCCATGAGGGCCTGCTTGAGGGACAGGTACGCCTCATCGGTGCGGTCCACGGAGTACAGGAGGGAGTCGAACCCCAGCTTCCGCATGATCTGCATCGAGTCCCGGCTCTGGTGGCCGTCGTAGGAGACCCGCCAGATGGGCACCCCATAATCGCGGAGGCAGCAGATGAACGCGCGCACCTTGCTCAGGTCGATCTCGCCCACCTGCGGGGGCTTCACCTGGAGCATGAAGTCCACGACGAAGATGGGCGCCTTGTCCTCGTACCAGGTACCATCCTTTCGGGTGCGCTTCACGGTCTTCAGCCCAGCGATGTGCACCATGGAGATGCCGAGACAGTCCCCGGTGAACGCGGTGTCCACGTGGATGTACCGGGCGGCCTCGGGGTTGACCCTCATGCGGTAGGCGCTGCGGACGATCTTGAACATGATCTCCGGGCGCAGGTAGGCTTCGATACCGATGTCGTCATCGGTGGAGATGGTGACCACCTCCCTGGTGAACGGGTGCACGTGCGCCGTCATCGCCTCGCAACGGCCGATGCAGGACTTGTCGTGCAGGAGGGGCACCATGGCCTCGGAGGCCACGCCGGCGATGTCGCGCAGAGCCTTGTCGATGTCCTGGTCGAAATCGCGGCGGTACTCGCCGGGCACGGTGATGACCTCGGCGCCGGGCCTGGGGTCCTCTCCGTCGATCAGGATGCGGGCGGGATGGATGCGGTCACCCACCTGCACGCGGAACTTCGGCTTGGTGTACTTGCTCGGGGGACGGACTCCCCACTGGGAGAACGCGGCCACCTTGATCAAGCCGGTGGCCACGTCGCCAGCGTTGTCACGGAGGTGGTTCTCGACGAAGCTGGCCTTCGTGCGCTTCGAGGAGGAGATGACGGCCATACCGGCGGGCTCACCGGTGCTCGTCATGAAGCGCGACTTGAGGCGTCGGGACACCGAGGTGTAGATGGCCGCAGCCACACCCTCGTCGACCTCCCCGTTGGCGGAGGTCATGAAGTTCGCCTCGTCGATGCCGGCGAAGAAGAGGTCCTTACCGATGGAATGGAGCTCTTTCGATCCAGCGATGATCTCGACAGGCGACTGGGCGAACTTGATCTTGCTGGTCAACCGGCGGACGCGGGGCGCCTTCTCGGCGAAGTACGGGATGGTGTCGACCCAGCTGAGCACCTTCCCATAGACGGTATCGTACGCCTGGTCCAGATTCACGGAGTACAGGCCGAGGACGATCGGGGCACCCTTCATCAGGCCGTAGTAGGAATGCGGGTCCCTGAGGCACGTCAGGCGGTAGGCCATGTACAGGCAGCTCAGCGCCAGGATGGTCGTCTTCCCCCACCCGGTGGCACCCGCCAGCACCAGCTCTGTGGGCCGGCGCCCGGTATCGAAGGTCTCGATCAGCACACCGCGGCACGCGGGGAACAGGTCGTGGGTCAGGTCCCCGGCATAGTAGGAGTCGGCGAGGAAGCGCTCGATGGTCACGGGCTCCCACTTGTAGTCCGTCAGCAGGAGGGACGCCGCCAACGGGGACTTCCCGTCCACCACCAGCTCATCCAAACACTGCTGGAACACCACCAGCTCGGCGTCGCTCAAGGTCTCCAGCTCGGGGAGGTTCCCGAGCACCTTCCGAAGCTCCGCGCGGTCAACCATCGCGCGACTCGTGGGGGTCCACATCCCCGCTGTCGTCCTCGGGGAGGTCCGCTGCCCGCTTGGGCGGAGCCTTGGGTGAAGCGGCGACGGCACGCGCCCTGGAGGTCACTGCCGCGAGCAACGACCGCAGCTTCTCGCGGGACTCCCCGTTGAGCCCCTGCATGGGGTCCGCGGTGCTCCCCAGCGCGATCTGCACCGATCGGGCATCGATCGAAGGAACGCTGTCGTTGCCGCCCCACTTCTGGCCCTGGATGTTGGCGCGGTCCAACACCTCAAGTGCGGCAGCGAACTGCCCCTTGGAGGGCGGGACCACCGGCTGCCCCGTGGTGGGGTCGGTGTAGGAGCCGCGCAACATCTTCGCCAGCGTGTTGATCGCCGCCGGCACCATGGCGTTGACCTTCAGCTGGGCGAAGAACTGGGTGCGCTCCTGGATGCCGGTGCGGTCGGTGTACTGCCTCTGGAGGGTCTCGATCTGCCGGCGGACGGCGTACCGGCGGAGGAACTTCTCCGACTGCTCGGCGCGCCACCCCTTGGCAGTGCGGAGGTACTCCAGGCCGAACACGACCACGTTCTGGCAGAGCTCCATCTCCTCGGAGGTCAGCGGCCCGTCCATCAGGCGCTCGGGATCCTCGACGGGGGTGATCCCTTGAACCGGCGGTTCACGCTTGGCCATACGACCCCAGGTCCCGGATACGGGCAATAGTTTGGTAGGACACCCCGTACTTACGCCCTATATGCGAAAGAGGCGTACCTCCACTTACCAGCAGCCCACGGATAGCGGTAACATCCTCACGGGTTAGCTTCCGGATACGGCTGCGGGAACACGGCGATGCCAGTACCGTAGCCCACCCTTTACGCTTCCCGATGTAATGCACGTTATCAGAAGAAACACTGAAATCTGCGGCAATCTTAGCAACGTCCTCATTGGCATCATACCTCCGGGCAACCTCTATGACATCAGAAGGGGTGAGCTTGGCCGCACCATTGCCAGCCCCGGAGGTACTGAAGTTACTGACCCCTGGAGTAGTCACGTGCTTCCAACTGCAACCGCGGGCCACCCTCGAAATAGTGGGGTGCCCAACGCGAAACATTATGGCTAACGTAGTAGCGGACCACCCTGCCGCCGCCAACTCACGGATACGCGAAACCTCCACATCGGTCAACTTGCTACGCGGATGGGCCTCCCCCTTACAAGAAGTGCCACACCTGATCGAATCAGCAGCATTATCGGAGGGGGTCCCGTACGCCAGGTTGCTGACCGTGTTGTTGTACTTATCACAATCCAGGTGACGAACCTGCAACCCACGCAGACGGGGACCTATAAAAACCTCAGCTACCAACACGTGCACAAAGGCCCTTCTACGCGTGCCACCCCCAGGGAGATTGCAATACAGGTAGCCCCCTTGTCCCACGTGCTGTACGCGCTCCGTCCCATCCGCACGAAATATACGACCGTCAGAGCGCACGAAGGTATCTTTGAAGAGCGGGTGAGACTTCATCATAACCGAGCTTGTATGCACCATAGACTGCAAGGCAAACGGCTTCCGCTATATTATGGTCCGGAGTTCTGCACCCCTTGCGTATAAGCTGCAAACCGGGGTACCACTTCTGGACAAACGCCACGGCGGCGGCCTTCTGTGCGGCCTTCCTGTCGGCGGGGTCCTCGACCTCCGTGGTCAGCCCGAGATCACGCTTCCAGACCTGAGGGGTGACCATCGTGTACGGGATCTCGAGGCCGACCAGCATGCCCCTGATCAACCCCCACGCGGTCATGAAGTGCGCCGTGGAGGCCAACCCCTGCCCGGCCATGGGACCCACCAGCTCGACCACGGCGTGGGTGATGGGGGAGCTCCGGAGGGTGTCGAACAGCATCGCCTCCGAGAACACGTGGCCAGATTGCGTTATCCGACCGGCCGTGGCCTTCCTGCCGTTCACGAAAGCCACCGCGGGCGATACCCCCGGGTCGATTCCAACGATCACCATGGGTCGCCAAGTTAACCAATGCCCGCGCTACATCAAGACGGCGTCAGCACCTTTCTTGCGGACGGTGATGGTCTGGTCCACCAGCGATGCGACCCCAGGGTCGTGGGAGATCATCACCACCTGGCGACCGCGGTACCTGGTCCGCAGGAGGCGGATGAAGCACTGCGTGAAGTGGGGATCCGCCCCGTCCATGACCTCATCCAGGAACATCTGCTCGCACTCGGCCCCGCCGGCGCGCTCTGCGACGTCGCGGAGGGCGAACAGCACGGAGACGTCCACGCGGGTCCGCTCGCCCTTCGAGGCTGCGTCGAACCCAGACCCCCCAGAGGCGTAGTCGACCACCACCGCGAACACGCTCCCGGACCCCTTCGCGGCACCCGGGTCGAAGGACACGGCCAGCTCACCGTCGGTCAGGGCGGCAGCGACCTCAGCCACGACGGCGTTCATGCCGGGGATGGAGTCGTCCATCAGGTAGCTGGGCAGCCCCGTGCGGCTGAATCCTTTCCTCCAGAAGGCCATCCGGGAGGCCAACCCCTGTTGGACCCCTAACCGGTCCTTTGCCTGCCTAGAATCGGCCCTAGCGGCCTCCAGACGCCGGTCCAAATCGGCCAACTTGGGATCGACTTCGGGCTCATCCACGATCCGGGCGGAGGCTGCCTCCACCGCGGCATGGGCTTCCTCCAGCCGGACCTCAGCTTCAGCGGCCTCGGCCAACAGGGTCCGGAGCTTCCCCTGGTCCAGCTGGGCCACGGCAGCCTTGGCGGCGTTGATGGCGAGCTGGCGATCGCGGCGCAGGTCCACGAGCTCGGCGTCGATCTCGGCTTCCCGGGCCCTCAAGGGCTCAGCCTCCCTCCTGAGCTTGAACACCGCGGCATTGTGGGCCTTCACGATCTTGGCCACCTCGTCGGGGTCCCCGTCCTGCGGCCACCGCTGGCCGCACGTGGGGCAGATCTCGGCGTGCTTGCCGGATTCGACATCGGCTATCTGGCCGGTGAGGTCCCGGATCTTGGCGGAGATCCCCGACAGGGTGGCGGCCACAGTGGCGGCCTCGCCGGTCAGGGCGTCCAGCTTCTCCTGCACGGCTTCCTGGGCAGCTTCCGCAGCTTCACGGTCGTCGGCAGCCTTGGCTTGCTCGACGGCGGCGACCCGGATCCACTCGGCGACCGCGGCCGCGGCATCGTGGGCCGCGGTGGAGCAATCCTTCGCCTCGGCCACCTTCTGCTTGTAGACGGCCAAGAGGCGCGCCCTCGAGGCCAACGCCTCGAGCGCCAGCGTAGCCCTCTGGTCGGCCAGGTCTTCTATGAGGCGGGTCTGGACGGCGAGGTTGGTGGTCTCCTCCTGCACTGCGCTGTTGGCTGCGGCCAGCTCCACCCCCGCCTGTTCGGAGGCGCTCTCGTAGTTCCCAGCCCCGAGCATCTGCTCCAGGAGCTCCTTCCGCGCGGAGTCGGTCTTGCGGCAGAACGACGCCGCGTCCCCGGTGAACATGGCCGTGGAGGTGAAGAGGGTGTAATCCCCGAGCATGGCATCGAGGACGGGCTGCACCCCTGAGGCCAACGCCCGGGAGTCCAGACCAGACACGCGGCAGAACGGGCCGCTGGAGCTGCGGCCGCGTTCGACGACTATCTCCTTGCCGTTCTCGAACCTGACGCACTCCCGCACCACGCACGCCTTGGCCCCTCGGCGGATCTCGCCACCGGCGGGGAGCTTCCTGACGGTGCGCCCGTACAGGGCGTAGGTGATGGCCTCCAGCAAGGCGGACTTCCCGGAACCGTTCGAGCGGCCGGGACCCCGGTTGCCGACGATCAGAACCAGGTTGGGCCTGCCGGTCAGCTCCAGCCGGACCTTCTTGAAGCAGAGGAAGTCCTCAGCCTCCACCCACAGGACGCGCCACTTCATCTGAACCGCCGTTTCAGGAGTAGAGGTAAGCCATGATCAAAGAACCGACCAGAGCCCCGGCGAGAAACGCCAAAACGACGACCTGGAGAACGTACTTGCGCAGGGGGCGCCCCATCATGGCGATGCCCGCCGCATACCCCTGGTCGTAACCAGCGTAGTAGGACCGCACCTGGGCGGCGTACTGGTCGTAGCGCTTCACGCCTACGACCTTCGCCAGCTCGGATGCGTCGGTGACCCCGTCCTGGATGGCGAGTTTCTTCACCGCCTCGTCGAGGTCGACCTTGACCACTTCGGATGTCGCGTTGTCGCTCATTTGCCTCCCAAGAGCCGCAGGCCGTCAGCCACCAGCTCGTCTATCTCGTGTTGCAGGGCGTCCGGACGGACGGCCTTTACGTACTGTCTCAGCAAAGAGGCCCCCTTGGAAGAGGGATCTATGCGGGCGGGGGTGGCCTTCGCGGCAGCCCGGTCGACCCGCAGGTTGGGCTTGTTCAGCGATTGGGCTGCGAGCTCCTGGGAGCGATCGCTGGCCTTCACCCACACGAAATCGGTGTCGGGGAACTCGCTGGCCGACTCGGCGTCGTACACGATGTGGTACTTGGGGCTGAACGTGTTGGCCGCTATCCGGACAGTTCCCCGGCGCTCATCCAACACGTGCCACCCCTTCGGGTGGTCGGCCTCTCCGAACGAAAGCTGGAGGGGGCTGCCGACATACTGAACGTTATCGAGCAACTGCTGCTGAAGGTGGTAATGACCGAGGAAGATCTGCGCGAAGTCGCCAGGGCGCAAGTCGTCCAACGCGATGCGCCCAGGTACCTCGTATTCGACGGGGACGCAGTTCGCATATTTGGGATCCCCTATTCCGAGGTGACCAAACACATACTCGCACCGCTGCGTGCGGAGATGCGTGGCCGCGGCCGCAACCGCGGCAGGGTCCTCCGCGTACGGGATGAACCCGCACCGGGACCCCAGGATGTCCACGGTCTCGACTCGGTCGTGGAGGATCGCCCTCCCCTTGAACCCTCGCAGGGCGTGGGTCCCCGCGTCCAGAGACATGTCGTGGTTCCCCACCAGCAGATGGAGCTCGATCTTGGCCGCGTGCACGCGGTCCAGCCATTCGCCGGCGCGGTGGATGACCTCGGGCGGTATCCCTTTCCGGTCGTGGAACAGGTCACCGAGATGAACGATGGCCTTGGCCTTGTGCTCGATGGCCGTGGCCAACACCCCGTCCAAAGCGGCGACGGCATCGGCCAAGCGGGCATTGGAACCGTCATCGAGGACAGGGCTCCCTGAGAACAAGTGGAGGTGGCTGTCCCCGGTGACGACGATCATCAGACCCCCAGGCGGATGCGGAGTTCTTCGCGCGCCTTGCCGATGACATCGTGCAGTGCGGTGCGGAAGTTGGAGGCATCCAGTGCGGCGTTGATGGCGCTGTGGAACTCCACGCGGTTGGAGCGCTTGCCGCCATCCTTCGTGTAGGTGTAGTTGTTCACCCACTCCCGCAGCTTCTCGGCGGGCATGCGGAGCTCGGCCAACAGGACGGCCTGGATGAGCGCGGACAGCGCGTACTTCCAGGCGGTCTCGTCGTGGTACAGCTCGGCGCGGCTGGTCTCGTCGCTGACCTCGACGACGGGCGCGGACACATCGGCAGCACCGATGCCGATACCCACCACCGTGTGCCAGGTCTTGGTCTTGCGCAGGCACTCCCAGTCCTCGGGCTTGGAGGAGCGGAGGCTCATCTTGGACTTGGCCAGGACGGATGCCCACATGGCGACGCACAGGTCGCGGAGCGCACCGGCCGACTGGCGGTTGCCAGCAGACCACTGACCACAGGTCGTGGTAGGCCGCTTCCCGTCCTCGTACATCGGCTTGGACCCGGAGTCCTTGAGCTTCCGCATAGCATCCCGCACCATCTGCGGGGTGACCGACATCAGGTCGGGGGACTTGTGGCGCAGCGCCTCGAGCACGGCCTCCACGAACACGGTGGTGTAGGGCACCCCGGCATCGCCGGAGGTGAACTCGCTGCACACCGCGTAGGAGAAGATGTGCTTCTCGGCGAGGTCCCGCACCAACGGGTGGATGTGCTGGAGGGTGTAGTTCCGGTTCTTCATGGTGGCCGGAGCCACACCGAGCATGCGGCCGACGGCCGTGCACGCGGCAACCTTCGGGGACATCGGCTGGCCGTCGTCGTCACGCGGCATATCGGCAGCCTTCCGGCCCGTCAGCGACTTCCGCACGTAGGCGACCAGCTTGAAGTACATCTGCACTTCCTGCACCCAGTTGACCTCGCGCTTGAGGCTGGCGCTGTTCTCGCGCAGCTGCAAGAGCTGGGCCTCCTCCTCGGGCAGGCTGGCGTCGTACACGTAGGCAGGGATCACGCCGAGACCGACTTCCTTCGCGGCCATGACGCGGGTGAACCCGTACACGATACGGTACCCACCGGTGGGGCGGGCGACCAAGCCGACCGGGGTATCCACGCCACCAGCCCGGATGCTCTCGACCAACACCTGGTAGGTGCACACCATCGAGCCGTCGGCGGGATTCTTCGTCTGGCTCTTGAGGTCCGCCTCCATCGCCTCCTGAGAACCCCAGCGGTAGTTCTCCCGCGGATCGACGATGATGTCGGCGATCGGGAAGTCCGGGTTATGAGTCCGCGCCGTGCGAACGGGGTTGCCGTTCTGGCTTGCGAACAGGATGGAGGAAATGGCGGGGTCTACGGTGGAGGGCATATATTGCTCCGGTCCTTTCATTCTCGGGGATTCCTCTAACTGTCAACCAACTGATTCAGGTTTCTGATTCTTCTTGGAACGGCGGTTCACGAGAATCGCGCTCCGCATACAGCTCCCGGCAGATGGCGAGCACCTCCCGGAGGTAGTTCAACACGCGCACCTTGGGCGGGCGCATGCCTGCCGCCTTGGCGCGCTTGCGGGCCTTGGCGGCGCTCTCGGTGGCCCGCTCCACGACCAGCGCGAACACGACGAGCGCTCGGGCCTGGTGGCTTCCGATGCACGTCGGCAAGCACGAGAATACGTCGGGATGTCGGCCCTTCTCGTGCCACAGGTCGTACGCCTTCACCACGTTCCGTACGAGGTGCGAATCATCCACGCTGGTGTAGCAGCTCTCCCCGGGAGGGACTCCCAGGATGCCCTTCATGGCCGCATCGAACAGCGAACGGGCCACGGCGTGGATGAACCACACGGAGTCACAGAACTTGATGGTGGCCAGCTCCTCCTCGTCGGCGCGGGTAGCTTCCCGGCGGCGAGCTTCCTCGCGCTCGGGCTTCGCGGCCTCGGCCTTGTCGCGCGACCGCCGGGCCTTCAGCCGCTTCTCGGTCAGCTTCGGGTCGTGCACCAACGCCCCGTCGACTATGCACATGCCGTACGGCGCCATCTCGTCGACGATCCTGCGGTACTCGTAGTCGGTGGGGTGCGGCGGGCTGAGGAACTGGAGGCGCCCTCCGAGCTTCATGCACGCCTCGGCCATGGCTTTCGCGTTGCCGGAATGCGGATACCGCTCATGCCACACGGGGTCCGGAAGCGCATCGGCGACGACCGGCGGCTCTGTCCCGCTTATCTCCACATGCGCCGCCCACGAGCTCGGGAACTTGTCACCGAGCTTGTGGTCCAACTCGTACGCACTCTCGCTGACCCCGAACCGGTTGAACGCCACAGTCCCAGGCACGGTGGGCAACTGCTTCAGCGCCTCGTAACAGGGCGCAACAAGAGCGGCCATGCGTTGCGTGCCGGGC